CTCGGAACCAAGGCCACCAGGATTACCAATTCTACCTGCACTTAAAGATTTATCTCCAAACTTTAATCTTTTTACTTTTTCTTTGTCTTTTTGGAAGTTTGGCTCTTTGGTCGTTGGGAGGACTTTGACTGAGGGGCCGCCTTCTTCGGAGTAGGTTTTGAAGATGTAGTCGGAGTTGTACTTAACGTCTCCGTCCCGGACGTCATCTGGCCTGTTGAGCTTTCTTTGGAGCTGTTGTCCTGGGGAGTTGTTGTCGAGCAAGGGTTTACGGTTGGTTTGACCTTTAACCAGTCTATTAGTGCTTTTAACATTTTTATTTTCCTTAAATAATAAATTAATATTTAACTTACTTCTTCGATTCAACCAATCTTCGGCTGTATCTCCTACACCAGAATCTAAAAAATTATTAATAGATTCATACACTTCGTATATATCTTCTTCTTTAGTATCTAAGTTACCAGTATTATCGAAAGGAATAAAGTTACTAAAGGCTTCTATGAAATATTTAGTATTTTCTTGCGATTTAATCCACTTGTCCTGTCGTACTGATTCGACCATCATTCTGGACAATAGTGAGTTTCTTTCTTTACTTGTTTCATTTGTCGTATTAACAAATATCATCATAGTGTCATAACCTATATCTTCAAGTTCTTCTTTGATATAGGCAATTCTATCTCTATCATCTGCTGGTCCATTAATAATCAAAGGACCACGATTACGAATTGATTCTCTACGAGGATCATTAGTTTTTTCTGATAGTTTTTGTTTATCGGCCAAATAATCTTGTGCTTGAACTAAATTCAATTCAACAGACTTTTGTTCGGCAATGGCCTCACGGATAATAATATCTTTACCAGAACCTGGACCGCCAGTTACAAAAATGGCTTTAAACAGACCACGAGTATATGATTCATGTAACCCCATGCCTTTACGAGTATCATTCATCAACTCTTTTGCATGAGTATCTGAAACATGAGAAGGAACACCTTTTCTGAATTCGCCAAAGTTTTTACTCTTAGCATGTTCTCTCATTTTGCTGGCGGACATACCTTCGGTACCTTCAGCATCTGGATCTCGGTGACCAGCAGAGTGAACAGTAATTTTTTTAAAGTGATATTTGCCGTGGCCGGCCTCCACACCATTATATTTGTGTAATAGGTGATGCATTTCTTTCACACGGTCGGAACCAACAACAACATGAAGATGAGTTACTCCACTTTTGTGTGCATCTACTGCATGATGTAATATTGTTGGTTTCTCTTTTGATGCGGCCACAAAATTTGTACTAGAAGATTTGGTTGCCTCTGATATTGGACCAGCAACATAACGCTTCAAATGTTTAATCTTTTGCTCAGCGCTTAATGGATTCTTTTTACTATCTTGTGTATGTGAAACAACAATAGAATGAGTTGCATTGTTTTTCTTTGCAATCTCTTTGACTTTATTAATCAATTTTAGATGACCTGTGGTAGGAGGACTCATTCTACCAAAGGTGATAACATGGTGTTTTTCACCTTGTTGTTCTTCTTTGATTGTATCTAAAAATGATTTCATTTTCTTACTTTAAGTAAATTAGCTTTTGCAAATTCTGCTCTGTTAACTAGTTTTGTTGGTTCACCACCATAATTAACCACAAAACCTTCTGGTCCTGTTGGTTTGTTATTGATATGATGTTCTAAACCGCCAGTATTCTTTTCTAAATTTTTCACCAATACATTCTTTGCTTGTTGTAGATGGTGATGCATATTTAGGAGATTATTATAATGGTTGATATTGCCTTCAATATGTTGCACATGAGATTTGGCTTCTGTTTCTTTTCTTGCTTGAGCTGCCGGCGTTCTTAGTTTAGATGCAGCTTTAATAAATTTGTTTTCTATATGTTTTTGTAATCCTTTAGCTGTAGGTTTTTCACCGGTTCTAACAGTTTGATTGATGTATGTTTCTAAATGGCCGCCGGCACCACGATGAGGTTCAGTAGCACTATACATTTGTTTACCTGATTCGTCATGTATCTTTTGTGCAGCTGCAATATGTTTTTTGAATTGTTCTTGGTCTTTTTCAGGATAATTTATTTTTGATGCATCATGTTCAGCGGACTTATGCCAAACATCTTCATGTTGTTTGAAATTGTGGACATCTGGACTAGCATCCGCTTTCATTGAATCAATATCCTTACCGTGATATTGCTGATGTATCACCACACCAAATTTAGCTTTACGAATCTTATCACCTTCTGCACCTTTGGCAGAATATGTAATTGTATTGGGTGTAAATGATACTCCGTGTTTAGTTTCTTTTTTATCTTCACCACTAAACATCACATCACCTTGATACACACCTTTTTTTGGTGCCACTTTAGGTAGATGTTCTAATGCGTGTTTTAATTTCTCAACTAAACCTGGTGCGTGGCCATGGTTCTTTTCAATATCTTTATTTGTGTAATTGATTTTTGGATTTTTATTGAAAGCTGATTTGGATGCAACAAAGAATTTTTTAGTTTTTGGATGGTGGCCGAAAACTAGTGATGGTGAACCATCATACTTCATAGTCAAAGCGGTACTGTGGCCGCCAGATTTAATATGTTCGTGTGCTTGTTGTAACACACCAACCGCATGGCTAAAACCCTCAGATCCGTTTTGTAATGGCCGATCCTCAGCATGGGTTATATGCTTGAGTTTACCACCCTCATCTTCTTCTTTGAGAAACGTTAAAAACGAATACATTAATTTCCTTACAGATTTGCAACACACTTTGGTTGCCGGTTGCTTATTTATACAACATTTGAAGTTTTGAAACCAAACCATAGAAAGATTGGGTTCGATACATAGTCGCCAAATTGTTGGATTTAAATCAAGGTATCCAACGTTTGGAATAGGTCATATTTTGGTGTATAACCCAATTCTTTGATTTTTGAGATATCTAAGACCATGTTTTTTGTTTGGACGGTTTTATGAAATTGAGGAATGTCCATGGTACCAAATTTTGATGTGGAATTGACCTTACTTTTCACATAATCCAAAGCTTGTTTAATGAACACCATTTCACCATTACCTATGTTATAGATTTCATTCAGACTTCCTTTTTCTATAACAAGATTAATGGCTTGTACCACATCATCAACATGAATGTAATCACGGTAAAAAATGCCACCTTCATATAAATCTATGTTTTCATTATTAACCACTTGATTAATCATATACTGTAAAGCATTCTTTTTCTTAGATACTTTACCATCACTTTTACCCAGCACATTGGCCAGCCTAAGAATTCGGTATTTAATATTGAATGTTTCACAATATGAAATGAGTAATTGTTCAGCGGTACGTTTGGTGATTGAGTAGAATCCTTTAGGGTTACAGTAAGAATCTTCTTTAGCTGGTAGTTTTACATCTCCATAAACGAACCAGGAACTAATGAAATTAAAAGTTACATTCTTGTCCTTACAGGACTCTAATGTGCGAACCAAAGTCGTTAGGTTCGTTTCTATGTCAATATACGGATTAGTATGGACATTGTAGTTGTCCACAGTAGAGATAAAGTATACCACTTCACTATTATCTTTTACTTCGTAATCATATTTGGCATTGATTACCACATTTTCTGTAAGTTCACGGTAACGGCTACCAACAAAGCCGCTACCGCCTAGAACATTAATCAAGCGTTCCATTTTTTACACACATCTTCAATATATGCCAAAACTTTCTCGTTATAGAGTGGCGAACAACCTAAGAAAAATACATTACTGAGAGCCAAGTTTGAATTGGGATAATCTTTGTAATTATCTAAGTGTTTATACCCAGGATGCAACAAAATATTACCACTAAAATAATTTCTTGTTTGAATTTTATTTGATTCAAAATGTTGCACCAAGAATTCTTTCACATCTTGTGATTCACAATAGATTGGCACACCAAACCAAGATGGGTCACCCTTAGGTAAAGGATTGATAACACGAATCTCTTTGATATTATCTTCTAAGAATTTCTGAATTGTTTTCTTATATTCACGGCGTTTCTCATCAATATATTCAAACTTCTTTAACTGTTCCAATCCAATCGCACCTTGTAAGTCTAGTGGTTTGAGATTGTAACCCATTGTCGTAAACAAATATTTGTGGTCAATCACACCATCATAATTAGGTAGCCAATTATCAAATCGTTTACCACAAGTACCACATTCAAGCATATTATTTGAACCAACACAATAACAATCACGACCCCACCACGAAACACTTCTTACTAGATTAATAAGATTGTCATCATCACAACAAATCATACCACCTTCGCCAGTTGAAATGTGATGAGCGGGATAGAATGATGTTGACCAGCAATAGTAATATTCTGTAATCAATTTACCATTATAATTTGTTCCTAACGAATCACAGTTATCACCAATTAAAAGAATGCCGTGTTTGGTGCAAATGTCTTGTAGTATGTCCATATCAGGAGGATTACCAAGAACAGGAGATACAAAAATTGCTTTGGTTTTTGGTGTAATCTTTTCTACAAGCTTGTTTAAATCAAAATTAAGAGTTTCTAATTCAATATCAATGAATACAGGCTTTAGATTATTTTGAACTAGTGGTGCAATCGTTGTTGGAAAACCTACAGGCGAAACAATTACTTCATCACCATCTTGCCAATTCATGTGTTTCTTTAATGCAGTAATCATTACTAGATTGGCAGATGAACCAGAATTCACCATGTGTGCATGTTTAACACCAAATCGTTTACTGAAATGAATTTGAAATTGTGCCACCTTCTCACCTGATGTAATCCATTTACCACGAACAAGCGCATCAATGGCAGCATACATTTCATTTTCGTCCCACAGCTGGCCAGAGTATTGCACAAAATCACCGTGATTATAGTCATCATAATTCTTGGCGTAACTTGGTCTTTCTTTGGACAAGACAGCAATTAATTGATCCGTTATCATCTTACAACCTTTTCATATCTAAAAATACATCATTAAAATTATTTCTTTGTTTGATTATTCGTTCTCTAATTTCTTTAAAGAAGTTCCAAGCCAAAGGTATAAACAATATTCTATCATGTTCTTCAAAGGATTTCAATACTTCCGAGCCAACTATACCAATAGAAGAACCTGGTGTATAGAGGCCTTGCTTCATTGGATTGTCATCAATAATCATATCAAGTGGTACTTTGGCAAAGTTTAGGAATGTATTGCCTTTGGCTGGCGCACCATAACCAACAATTTTATAACCATTTGCTCGGTGTTCTTCCACAACCTCTCTAAACTTTTCAACCATATCAACACAATTTTTAGAATATTGAGTATATGTTTCTTTATTGTATAGACCGTCATTTGTTTCAATATCAATTAGATTTTTAATATTTGCTGGTGATGAGATGTCTGCACTAATAATAAAGATATAACTTGTTCCATGAATTGGTGTTTTAATCACGTCAATTAAATTTAAACCTGCTCTATTACACAAAAACATCATTGACTTGATATTATAGAATGAAATGTGTTCATGGTAAATAGTATCAAACTCATTATTCAGAATCATATCTGCCTGTGACGTTTGAATAAAAATTAATCCATCAATATTCAAATTCTTTTTACAGTTCTTTAGTAATTGTAATGGATTTGGATTATGCGCAAAGGCATTTTGAATTGTTATGATATCTACAGGCTGAGAATAGTTTTCATCAAAGTAACCACAGGTCACATTATGATTCTTTGAAGATAGTTCAAAAAGGTTCTCTGCTGGATCAACACCAAAAGTTTGTAATCCTCGTTTTTTGAATTTATCTAATTGAGAACCATCATTACAACCAATATCTAAAACTGACTGTGGAAATACATTGAATTGTTCACAAACAAAATCAGCATACCAGTCCATATATTCAACATATGTTTTGGTGGTACCACTTACATACAGATAATTTTTGTATATTAAATCAGGATTAACAGCATGAGTTAATTGTACATGATAACAATGTTCACACCGATTAATTTTTAGTGGGTATGATGTTTCTGGTTCATCTTTGCTTTTCTTGTAAGAATTGGCTAAAGGCTGGTCGTTTAAATCTAACACAGGAATCAACTCATCACTATCACACGCCAAACATTTTTTAATTTCAGTTAAATCCATTATCTACCCTCATAAAAATTCTTATAATTGTGAACCATGTCATACTGTTTCTTCATTTCATTCAAATCCAAATTTGAATTCTCTGGCCAAATATTATGCAATCTTGGATTGACATTATATTTAGCACCAGCAAGGAAGAAGTAAACTTGTAAAAAGCAATCGTTCCATCCAAGTTGTGGTTGATTCTGATGTAGTCTATCGAAATCTCTATCTAAGAATTCAACAAATTTATAAAATGTTTGAATGAAGGTACTTGTTTTCATAATCGTACCAGCACCAGCACCATAACGAACTCTATCAGGTTTAACGCCAGAAATAGTTTCACAGATATCTAACACTTCTTGTGTAAAATCATTACCATATGTAACATCATAAGAAGCAATTTCCCAATTCTCATCAAACTGTATTTCGTTCAAACAGATTACATCATCTTCTGATATAATAAAATGTGTCGTTCCCATACAGATGGCAGCCAACATCATTCGTTTCATAAAGTTATATACTCTAAGTTTATCAAAACCCCAATGTGGTGAGGGATAACCTAAATCAAAATCAGCGTGAAGATAATTCACATTATACTTTTTACATATATCGTATTGTGAACCACCAGCGGCATCACATGCCACAAAATACGGTGCATTAGGATGATATTTACGAAATGAAGCAATAGAGGCTTCTAATCCCGATTTATTATCTTTATTCCAGTGATAAATGCCTAGTGAAGCCATCTATGATTCTCCAATGTCCATTTCACCATACCAGTAATTCGTTCACTTAATTTAATTTTTGGTTCCCAACCCAATGACTTCAATAGACCACCATCAAGTGCATATCGCAAATCGTGGCCAGGTCGGCTGCCATGAAAATCAACCATCTCGTAGTTTAATTCTTTACCTTGAGCAGATGCAATCATTTTGGCCAAAGTAAGATTATCGATTTCTTCGGTACCAACAAGATTGAATTTAGGACACTTAGCGTGGCCATAATCACCAATATGTTTGTAATCTTTTAGATTGAGAATGAACATTAGTCCTTCAGCAACATCTTTGGCGTGAATATACATGCGGGTACCTGCTTCGGTACAATCTGCATTGGCATGAATGTAAACTTTCTCACCGTCACGAGCCCTCTTAATACACATTGGTATAAACTTTTCTGGATGCTGACGTTCACCAAATACATTCATTGTATGCGTCACTACGATAGGCATCTTATAAGTGTTCTCATAGGCAACACAAAATTCTTCTGCGGCTGCCTTAGATGCTGAATATGGATTGGTTGAATTGTATCGGTCATATTCTTTGTAGGCAACTCCTGGCGGTGCGACACCAAAGATTTCATCGGTTGAGAAATATACAAATCGTTCTAGGTTAGGTAAATGCTTACGAGCATACTCAAGCATATTAACTGTGCCAACAGTATTATCTTGTACGAATTCCATTGGATATTGAATACTGCGGTCAACGTGACTGCCAGCCGCCAAGTGTAAAACAATATCAATTGGCCCAATGTCTTTCACAATCATTTCATTGAGTTCAGCCTTCAAATCATGAAACACAATACGCAATCTCCGAGATACAATCTTAGGATCATGGTCTTGTAACATATCATGTAAACGATTTAGATTACCTGAAATATCCAAACGATCCAAACAAGTAATCTTGTAATCTGTTTCTCTCAACATTTTGTCGATGACATGGTGAGCAATAAAGCCAGCACCACCAGTAATCAATACTCTTTTACTCATAATTTAACTCCGTAGTAATCAGCAACACCATGTTTGCCATGAAATCCTAAACTTTTACCCAACCACACAGAACTATAGTTGTGTTCTATACTAAAACGATTTGCAATATAAAGTGGCGCAAACTTAATATCATATTCCTTTTCTAGTTTCTCTCTATGTACCTTACAGATAATATTATCTTCAGGTATAAACTTTTCACCTGACTCCGTTATCACATAATAAAAAGAATCATTCATGTAGCTTTGGTAATCATTTGTAGAATTCTTTATGTTTAAAGAAATGAATGCGTCATATAATTTACGAGAACGCAAACAGAAACCACCATTACCTACAGTACCATCTTGCCAACAAGCACCAATATAATCGTATTCTAAGAATTCATCTGTCCATGCCTCACGATTTACCGCAAAGCCATCTGGATGAATAATCAAATTGTGTTCTTCTATACAAACTTCAGGACACATCTTTAAAGTGATGTGGCTGTAATCTTCATTATAAATTTTAATAGGATCAACTTTAATCCAGGTGACAGGCACATCTATTGTATCAGGAAAATCAATATCAGAAAACCAATATACTCTTGTTATTTTATCACCAAGAGTTTCAATGGTTTTCTTTAATGCTGTAATTGTAGGTGTATAATTTAATGTATCAATACAAGTTATGCTTATTGCCATGTCGTTCCTTCACAATCTAGCCAATAGGTTGACATTCTACCTTTGCCTTGTAATAGATAAAATGGCAACGTGTGAATTAAACCTCTACTAGATCCATAGTATAACAATTCTTTAGGTCCTTTGTCAAGCGCCCATGCAAAGTGGCTTGAACCTGTATCACCACCCACAAAGATTTCAGCTGTGGTAATATGGTAATAATTCTGTACAAAGTTGGTAGAATAACGCCAGCCTTCGTATGGGCAACCTTCTGTTGGTGCACCTTTTTTGCAAATTATCTTTTCGTAATCTTTATATTCTTCGGTGTTGAATTTATCAATCAAATATGGCAATAGATTTATTGGCCAGTTTCTCCACAAATTATATGGTGCATCAAAGAGTGGAAAAATTGTAATTTTCTTTTCTGTTGGTGCATCATTTGGTATCTTGACCAAATCACTAGAAATATCTCTGAAATCCCAAACATTAACCCTTCTCCAAGGTAAAGTTTCTGTACCTTCTTCTTTAGAAAAATAGTTAGTCATCTTCAACATTATCTCATAGAATGTTTGACAATGAACATCAGGACTAATATTTCCTGGTTTTAGGTGAAACTGTATTGTGGGATTGTTATTGATTTTTCTTAGGTGTTCTACGACATTGGCTACACCAATCATATCACCATTGCGAATAGTACCAAAAGTTCCTGGTTCAATATTAATAATTGTATTCATTCATCACCGTACCATTTTCTTGTAATGAAGCAAAATGGTGTGGAGAACCAGAAGGTAGTTCCAACATTTCATCATATGACGAATAACCATGTACTTCATTCATTCTATTTTTATCCCGCACAGAATCAAACCATGCTCTCTCTACAGGTCCTTCACAGCGCCAGATTTCATTCATCGAAAATGTTTCTTTAACAAATTGTATATCAGCAAA